CGTAAAGGTGCATACGAGTTTAAAGACTTGGATTGGCACAAGAATCAGTCAGCTCTTGTTATCAAGATGGCAGCAGTTCATGAGTTACTTGGAGAAGGTAAAGCTGAAGATTTCATTCGTAATCATAAAGAGAAGTTTGACTTCATGTTAAGGACGAAAGTACCCCGAAGCTCAAAGCTAATCATGGTGATGGAAGATGGAGAAGAGCGACCATTGCAGAACATCTGCCGATACTATCCATCCGTTGATGGAGGTAAGCTAATTAAACTGATGCCCGCTTTACCAGGGAAAGAGCTTGAAGGAGACCGGAGACTATCCATTGATAAAGAATGGAACGTGACACCTTGCAATAATATGTCTGACTTCAATTGGGGTATCAATTACGACTACTACATTGATGAAGCTAAAAAGTTGATTGATGCTATTTTAGGTGAGAGTGAGCTAGAGGAAATTGTTGAAGATATCCCTTGACGCCCTCACTACTACAGGTTACAATTCATCCCGAGAACACAGAAATATCAACAGGAGAATGAAATGGCTAAAATTATGATTCCATCTGTAGAGATTAGTGGTATTTCCATCAGCGCATATAACAATCCTGCTGATCTTATCGATTTTATTCTTGAAATCGATATGTGGGGGGTTTGTGATACAGGGTTTACAGAGACTCTTATTAAAGCTCTTGTGACAAGCCTTAAGATTGATTATACTAAAGACGAGATGGATGTACTTCTGGAGAGTTTGAAATGAATGTGTACGTTGTAACTAATTGGGACTGTATTCAAGAGTGCTTTGCATCTGAGGAAGATGCAAAAGAATACATTAGCTGGCATAATCTTTATGCTGGTATCTACAACCTGATCATCCACGAGAAAATTTTTCATGAGTGCTTCACTAATGAGATGTTTGAACAATGAAATCTAAACAAACACCATTTCCAAAGATTAACTTGTCCCTTAAGGACTTCCATCACGATGTACCAGAGACTCAGAATTTCGAACTAGTAATCGAGTTCAAGCATAAAGATTCTGCTAGAGAGTTCTTGAATCCTCTGGCAAGCTTTGGTATTGCTCAAGGATTGTTTAAAGCTAGTACACGTAATTCTGAATATAATTATTGCTACCCAATCAAACAGATTCGGCAAGCATATTTGATTAGTACCTAAACCCACAGGAGATATAAATAATGAAAGTACCAGTATTAACAATTATGTTTTTGATTATGTTTGGCCTTAAACTTGCAGGAAGTATTGCCTTTTCTTGGTGGTTGGTATTTCTACCAATTTATATTATTCCAGCTTTCCTGCTGAGTTCATTTCTTGTAGTATTCTTGGTATCGTGTTTTGCAAGTAAATAAGGAGAAAGAAATGTTGAAATTTCTAGGTGGTTGTGTTTTACTGGCAATTAGTACTATTCTTGGTGCTTATGCTGTATCTACTCTGTGGTTGTGGTTCATTGTTCCACTGGGAGTAAGTGCTATTGGATTGGTTCACGCTTATGGCTTGAGTATTATTATTCATTATATGACAATGGAAATGCCAAATAATAAGGATAAGGGTAGCATCCCTGAGATGATTGTTTTGCGAATTGTCCTCTCACTGATCGCGCTTGGTCTTGGGTATATCACTCACTTGTTTATGTAAATAATCCTTGCACACAAGATGTAAAAGAGCTATAATATATGTCCTAGACGAATTTCCTAATAGGAAATATACATTAAGGCTAGGGCAATGTAGAAGCTGCACCACTGAAGTAATAAACGTCAATCATGACAAAACTATATAAATCGCAAAAAGAGGAAATAAAGATGGCATTCGTATTTAATGTTGAGAACGCACCACAAGCCGCAAGCAACGAAAATCGTAAGGAGATTGATTGGGACGCACGTAGTAAATATTTGGTGGAGAAGGCTGGTACACAAGATGGTCCAGAGGCGCTTATTGGTATTGTCTCTGGTGTAATTGACTTGGGTTTGCAAAAACAAGAAGATGCCAAAATGGAGTTTAAAGGTACTGAAGAGGATGAAGCTGAAGAGCTTAAGAAGAATTCTGCACAGTACTTTGCAACCCTGGAAAATGACAAGGGTATTCCAACACGATATAAACGATGGGCTGTTAAGCCTTGCCAACAAGTGGCGCTGACTGTTGACTTCCCTGATATCATGGTAAATAACGATCAGTTCTTTGCTGAGTCTGATACTGGTATCGAACATCCTTTGCGTCAGTTGCTCAACGGTGAGTTTTTCATCAAGGGAATTGGCAAAACCGTGGGCAAACCATACAATCTGAAAGAAACTCGCTCAGATGACGGTAACTGGTCTATCAAGAATAATACCATTCTGTATAAACTGGCTCAGGCCACCGGCGGTGTTCTGGATGATAAAGGTTTGCTAAAACCGGCGTACATCGGGAACCTTTTGGGCAAGGCTGCATTGTTTGATGTTCAATTGTTTATCCAAGAGTCTCAAGGTAAGCACTACCTGAACGAGAAGATTAAACTGAATGGTCAAGTACCAAAGGCTATGCAAAAGCTGATCCCTACTCTGGATGATAAATACATCTACGGTGTTAACTTCAAGGGTCCACAAGACAAAGAAGTATTGAAGAACTTGCGTCAGAGCATTATCACTACAATGAGTTTGGCAACAAACTTTGAAGGCAGTGACGTACAGAAAGCATTGATTGAGCTTGGTCGTGTTAAAGCCTCCGACTCCAGTCAGAATCAATCGGAGCAGGCTATTTCCAAGCCTGCTCCAACTCATGAGACGCGTAAAGTTGAATCTAGCCATACCTCACAGGTAGAAGAGTTTGAGGACGACCTTCTGCCATTCTAGGAGGTAACATGATCTGTAAGAGTTGTGGTCTTGAGAAAGACCCTTCTCTTTTCTATAAAGGTATTAAGTCAGAATGTGCAGAGTGCGTTAAGGCTAGGACTAAAAGAAATAGAGAAGCTAATAAAGAGCACTATTTGGAATATGATCGTAATAGGTCGAATAGAGAAGAAAGGAACGAGAAGACAAAACAAAGAGTTAATAAGCTTTATACAGAGGATCCCGATTATAAAGATAAACTGTTGGCTACTAAGTCTCGGTGGGCCCAAAGAAACCCATTAAAACGGAAGGCTCAACAAGCTTTGGGAAATGCTATACGAGATTTAAAAGTAATAAAGCCAACATCTTGTGAACATTGCAGGACATCTGAGAAGCAAATTCAGGGACACCATTGGTCATACCTAGAGCAACACTGGTTTGATGTGATTTGGTTGTGTACGTCTTGTCATGGGAAGGAGCATAAGCGTTTGAATGCTCTTTGTCGTGATCCTGATTCACATGATCTAATAAGTTAAGAATAAAGAGCCTTCTTATTGAGGGCTCTTCCTAGAATTAAAGGAGAGAAGATATGACAGACATTAACATCCAAGAAGTACTGGACACAGAGATGCAAGATAACGATTCTGGAGCTAGTACAATTCGAGGTTATCTCAAAGCTCTTTTGTTTGCTTTGTGGGAAGAGGGTGAAGGCTTTAGTGGTAAGCGTCCTTTTGGTAATTCTGGTTGGGACAGTGATCTAGCTTTCGCATTGGTTAAAGCTAAAATCATTAAAGGAAAGATTTACACTGAAGAAGATGGAGATGATATTGATCAGTATTTTGATGACTATGACTCTAAAGCTTTAAATATCATTGTCCGTAAATGTATTGAGGCTCTATAATGTCTATTTCCGTATACGAAACCCCAGAACAACGAATTGCAATTCTTCAGAAGACAGTAGAATATTACGAAGGATTGCTTGATTATCTAGATGATATGATTCCAAATATTGATGAAGTTATTTCTGAATATAATGGAGATGAAAGTATATGAGTGGTGAACAATACTATCAAATGCGACAATCTGATATTGAAGCTATCTTCGAGTCTTGGTTGAAGAGTTATGAAGCTAATCCAGATATCTTTTGTGAATATAATAAGAGTGATAATTATGGGGAAGCTTGTGCTAAGTATTTCCTCTCAACATATGAGGCTTTGAAGAGTGACTAAGCCCACTACATACCAGCTAACACGGGAAGATATCTCCCTCATCTTTGACCGTTGGCAAGTGAAAGACTCTAGCAATCCTGATAAGCAAGTATCTAGCGAAGAAAGTATGGTGTATGCTGAGAATGCTACAGATGAGTTTATCCGTATTATGAAAGAGATTAAGAAGATGAAACCTGTATTTAATTTTAAAGGAGATACTCATTGATTATTAAATCAACACGAGAAGAAGTAGTGACACTGCTGGAGTACTTTGGTGCAGAGTATTCAGAAGCTTTGGTTGACACTCTTACTGGGCAAATTAAGCAAGCACAAGAGTTTCCAAGAGTACGGCTTGCACGTAAAGATGAGGAGATTCTTCACGGTGTCTATCGTGTTGTTGGTACACACTATGGTGATTTTACAGCAGTAGTTGAGAATGTTTATAAATTTATTAAGGAGATTAAATAATGACATCCGGTCAAATTGATATGTTTGGTGAATTAGTAAATGATGCAGCTCCACGTTTTACTCTCACAGAAGGTCAGCTCTTTGAACGTCTGGTTAAACTTGAGACTGACAAGCTCGTTCTTGCTGAGGATATTAAACAGCTCAAGAGTGATGCAAAGTACCACGAAGAGGATAATCCTAAAGGCATCTCTGCTGATGAGATTAAGTTGATTACTAAGGCAGCAAGTATCCACGCAAAGAATACTTATGAGGAGCAAAAAGATGCAGCTAATGCTGTATTCAATAAGTATAAAGAACTGACAAATTACGATAAGTGATATAATTTATGTGGTAGCCCTCTCTGTTTAAGGGAGGGCATTTTTATTTGAGGAGAGATATTATGGGTGTAGATGTTAG